ATGGACATTGGACAGCTACCGGAGCACAGTTTCAGATTCCATATGTGTTTAAAACGTTGTTTAGCAAAGAACCTATTGAGTTTAGAGATGTTTGTGAAACAAAGAGTGTTAAGAGTGCATTATATTTAGACTTCAATGAGGATCTTCCTAATGTCGAAGAGATTGAGAAGCAGTATGTTAAGCTTTGTAAAAAGTACGGATTTACAGATAAGATGGTTGCTGGATATTTAGAAGAAGGTATTCAACCTCCTGATATGGGAGACGAGTGTGGAACAGCTTTGGTGGAAGCATCTAAGATGCTTATTGATATTCGAGCTGGACACGATTATAGGTTTATAGGAAGAGCTGGTTCGTTCTGTCCAGTTATCAACGGAGTTGGTGGTGGATATTTGATGCGAGAGAGTGACGGAAAGTATTCTTTCGCTGCCGGAACCAAGGGATATCGATGGATGGAAGCAGAAGTACTTCGAGCTCTTGGTGAGGAGGAAGCAATGCGCCGCATTAATAAAAAGTACTATGTGGCGTTGATTGATGACGCAATTGCAACGATCTCCGAGTATGGAGACTTCGAGGCTTTTGCGTCTTGATTTATATTTGCCTAAAATTTGAAAGGAGAATTATATTATGGCAAGGAATAATGTACCGAATGTAAACGTCGAAAATGCACAGATCCGTTTCAGAAACTTTACTGGTGAACCCACTAAGTATAACAAAGCTGGCGGAAAGAGAACCTTTAGTGTTGTTCTTGATCCGGATTTGGCGCATCAGCTTATGGATGACGGATGGAATGTTAAGGTTTGGGAACCCGAAGGAGCAGATGAGCCTTTGTATCATCTTCCGGTTGAGGCTTCTTACAATTTATATCCTCCGAAGATTTACATGATTTCCGGAAATAAGAAGACTCTTCTTACAGAGGAGACGGTTTCTGCTCTTCAGTATGCCGAGTATCAGAATGTTGATCTGATCATTCGTCCGTATTGTTGGGAAGTTAATGAGAAGAGCGGCGTTAAAGCTTATGTGAAAGCCATGTATGTTACGATCGTCGAAGACGAATTCGAAAAGAAGTACCGTGATCTTACCGACGATGATGACGAAGACGGAGACGGAGAACTTCCGTTCTAAGAAGGAGTTTAGAGAGACTGCCTGAAATACGGCAGTCTCTTTTAAAAGATATTTGGAAAGGATGACACTAATGCCAGCATTGCTCTACGATTATCAGATCGATGCAATTAAAAAGATGCATAACGGTAGCATCCTATGTGGAAAAGTTGGTTCTGGTAAATCTCGAACGTCCTTAGCATATTATTTCATGAATGAATGTGGAGGATCTGTAATAGATGAATACATTCCGATGTGTCAAACCGTGAATCTTTATATTATTACGACAGCTAGAAAGAGGGACACTAAAGAATGGGAAGGAGAATTAACTCCTTTCTTGATATCTGTAGATCATCCGGAAGATACAATTTATCCGGAATTAAAAGTTTACATCGATTCGTGGAATAACATTGGCAAGTACGTTGGTGTTAAGGATGCGTTCTTTATATTTGATGAACAACGAGTTGTCGGTAAAGGTGCTTGGGTGAAAGCTTTCTTGAAGATTACGAAAGTGAATCACTGGATATTATTGAGCGCTACTCCGGGTGATACTTGGATGGACTATGTTCCGGTTTTTATAGCTAATGGATATTTTAAGAATCGAACAGAGTTTAATGAGCGGCATGTGGTGTTTAATCATTTCACAAAGTTTCCGCAAGTTGATAGATATGTGAATCAGGGCAAGTTGATTCGTTATCGAAACGAATTACTCGTTAACATGGATTACACAAAACCGACACGAGCTCATAATGAAACGATTGATGTCGATTATGATCGACTGATCTACAAAGATATTATGGCTACACGTTGGAACATATATGAGAACAAACCAATCGAGAATCCAGCAGAGCTTTGCTTTGTTCTTAGAAAGACTGTCAATTCAGATGCAAGTAGAATACAAGCGGTTTTGGATTTAATGAAGGATCATCCTAAAGTAATCGTATTTTACAATTACGATTACGAACTTGATATTTTGAAGAACGCTCCTTACGACATGGATATTTCAATTGCTGAATGGAATGGCCATAAGCATCAGCTAATTCCTAAAACTGACAAATGGATATATTTGGTTCAGTACAACGCTGGAGCTGAAGGATGGAACTGCATTGAAACTGACACCATGATATTCTTCTCGTTAAGTTATTCTTACAAAGTTATGGTTCAATCGGCAGGACGGATTGACCGTATGAATACACCGTTTACAGATCTCTACTATTATCGGTTGAGATCGAACAGTCCTATTGATATTGCGATTTCAAGAACCCTCAAGAAGAAACAGAATTTCAACGAGAACAAATTCTGTACTTTTTAAAAAGCCGCGAAAAATACATCCCTTATAATAGAGGGGATATACCTCTTCTTTATTTTTTTTAGCGGAGGTATATCGATGCTAGAAAGTAAATTTCAAGCTTCTTTAATAAAGAACATTAAAGATCGGTTTCCGGGTTGTGTCGTTTTAAAGAATGATGCGAATTACAAACAAGGAATACCCGATCTTACTGTTTTTTATAAAGATAAATGGGCTTGGCTTGAGACTAAGCGAAGTCGCAATGCCTCACATCAACCTTTACAAGACTACTATATCGACAGAGGAAACGAAATGTCCTTTGCCAGATTTGTAAGTCCAGAAAACGAATCGGAGGTATTGGATGAACTTCAACAAGCATTTCAACCTCGAAGGAAGACACGCGTTTCTCGGAGCCTCTAAGTATCATTGGATTAATTATGATGAGGACAAATTGATATCCTCATACCAAAACTTTATAAAGGTTCAAAGAGGAACTGAGCTTCATGATCTTGCGAAGCAATTGATTCGATTAGGAGTCAAACTTCCAAAATCAAAAAAGACATTAAACATGTATGTGAATGATGCTATCGGCTACCAAATGACTCCAGAGCAGCCATTGTTTTATTCGGAGAATTGTTTTGGAACAGCCGATACTATTTCATTCAAGAACAATTTCCTTCGAATTCATGATCTAAAAACAGGAGACACGCCTGCTCACATGGAGCAGCTTATGATCTACGAAGCTCTATTTTGTTTAGAGTATGATATGGACCCAAACAAGTTTGAATCAGAATTGCGAATCTATCAGCTCGATGAAGTTATGGTTAACAGTCCTGATCCTAAAGATATTGAGTTCATCATGGATAAGATCATCTTCTTTGATAAGAAATTGAATACTATGAGGGAAGAAGGAAATTACTAATGAATGACAAGATTCTTAAACACTATGGAACGCCTAGGCATTCAGGAAGATATCCTTGGGGATCAGGTAAGAACCCGCAAAGAAATAAGAATTTTCTTTCTCGTGCAAACGATCTTAAGAAACAAGGATTAACTGATAAAGAAATTGCTGATGCCATGAACATGAGCACGACCAAGTATCGTGCTATGCATTCGATTGCTGTTAATGAGCAAAAGAAAGAGAATATTGCAAAAGTCATGAAGCTTCATGACAAAGGATATTCTAATGCTGCGATTTCTAGAGAAACTGGTTTTCCAGAATCTACTATTCGTAATTACTTAAAACCCGAATACCAAGCTCGTCGAGATACTGCTACTTTAATTGCCGACACTCTTAAAGAGGAAGTCGACAAAAGAAGATATTTGGACGTTGGCGAAGGTGTTGAAAGTCAACTTGGCTGTACAAAGGAACAGATGAAAACGGCTATAGCCATTCTTGAATCTCAAGGCTATAAGTATCATCGTGTTGGTGTTCGTCAGGTTACTGACCCTAGCAAAGAACTTAATGTCGTTGTGTTAACAAAAGACGACGTTCCCTATTCTGAAGTTAAAGCTAATCTTCAAAAGATATCCTCTCCAAAGGGCATAAAGTTTGAAGACTATGCTGAAAAAGTGAAGCATATGGGAACGCCTAAAAGTATTAGCTCTGATCGAATCAAAATTAGATATGGTGATGAGGTTGGAGCTGATGGAGCTACTGGTGAACAGAAAGACGGCGTTATTGAGATTCGTGAAGGCGTTGCCGATTTGGACATTGGTAAAAGTCGCTATGCACAGGTTCGTATAGCGGTTGATGGGACGCATTACCTTAAGGGCATGGCGATGTACGCAGATCCTAAAACGATGCCTGATGGTGTTGACATCATTTTCAACACTAATAAAAGTAAAGATATTCCAATGATCAGTGAGGATAAGGACCATTCGGTTCTTAAACCTATGAAAGATGATCCGGAAAATCCATTTGGTGCATCTATTAAAGATCAACGTGGAGCTTTAAATATTGTCAATGAAGACGAAGATTGGGAAAAATGGTCTAAAACTTTGTCATCCCAGTTTCTTTCAAAGCAACCGCCAGTTCTTGCCAAACAGCAACTCGATAAAACCTATAATGATAGGTACAAAGAGTTTAAAGATATTCAGGCTCTTACAAACCCCGTCATTAAAAGGAAGCTTTTAGAAGAATTTGCTGATGAATGTGATTCTGCAGCAGTTCATTTGAAAGCCACGGCGTTTCCAAGACAAGCGGCGCATGTCATTCTTCCTATCAATTCATTGAAAGACAATGAGATTTATGCTCCAAACTATAACGATGGTGAAGAAGTTGTCTTAATAAGATATCCTCATGCTGGTGTTTTCGAGATTCCTCGTCTTAGGGTTAATAACCAGAATCCTGAAGGAAGAGCTTTACTTCAGAACGCTAAAACGGCTGTTGGAATTAATGCCCAAGTTGCTGCGGTTCTGTCTGGTGCCGATTTTGATGGCGATACTGTTACAGTCATTCCAACAAAAGGCTTGAATATCAGGACGAGTCAACCTTTAGAAGGACTTAAGGAATTTAATCCAAGTCGTGAATTTGAAGCGTACGAAGGTATGCCTCGCGTTGGTCCAAAAACAGGTTTCCATAAACAACAGGAAATGGGAAAAGTTTCAAACCTGATTACGGACATGACTATTCAGTCTGCGCCTCCTAAAGATATTGAGAAAGCAGTTAAGCATTCGATGGTTGTCATCGATGCCGAAAAGCACAATCTCGATTGGAGACGTTCAGCACGTGAAAACGACATAGCTGGTTTGAAGCGTGAATATCAAGGCGGTGCAAATCGTGGCGCGTCCACATTAGTCTCTAGATCTAAGTCTGTTGAATACGTTAATGACCGTAAAGAGTATAAAACATTCAATAAGATGACTCCTGAGGAACAGGAGCGTTATCTCAATGGCGAAAAGATATTTAGAGAAACTGGCAAAACTAAAATCAATAAGAAAGGCAAAGAAGAGTTACGTAAAAATAAATCTACTAAGATGTACGAGACGAATGATGCTAGAACACTTTCGTCTGGGACGCTTATAGAGGACATTTACGCAGACTATGCCAACAAAACAAAAGCTCTTGGTAATGAGGCTCGTAAGGAACTTCGTTCTACTGAGCGTTTAAAGATATCTTCAACGGCTAAAAAGGTGTATGCTGCAGAGAGGGCTTCTTTAATATCGCAATTAAATATTGCTAAGAAGAATGCTCCGCTGGAGAGACAGGCTCAACTCATTGCTAGTGTTAAGTCTAAAGCACGTATAGAAGCCAATGGGATTACCGATCGCGACGATATAAAGAAGATTCGTCAGCAAGAGCTTAAGAGAGCTCGTGATTCGATTGGTACAAGACCAAGAAATCCCACTAAGGAGAATTCTCTGTCTATTAAGATTACCGATCGTGAATGGGAAGCTATTCAGGCTGGTGCTATTTCCGATACCACCTTAACTGAGATTCTTAGGTATACGGACACAGATGCTCTTAGACAGAGAGCTACACCTAAGGCAACTGGCACTACGCTTAGTGATGCATCCGTTTCAAGGGCTCGCAATTTACTGAATAATGGTTATACGCAATCTCAAGTAGCTAAAGCTCTAGGTGTTTCTGTTTCTACTTTGAACAGAGCACTAGAGCTTTAAAGATATTTGCTGATCTAACGAAAGGAATGGGAAGCTATGGCTAAAGAGTATGCTTACCTTACTACCATTGACAATCCTTACGATCCTTACGACCAGTTCGATCAGTGGTTTGCCTATGATACGGAGAAAGGTTACAATTCCTGCGGCTTGTTAGAACGAATTGCTAATACATCAGAAGATTTATCGGATGAAGACAACCGAATAGAAATCAATTATGCTGTTGATCAGATTGTTCTTAATGATCCTACAGGATTCTATAAGAAAGTAGTTAAGATGCTTTAAAGATATTTGGGCTGAAAAGTATAGGCTTTTACTAAAGAATATAAATAGGTAATATCAATACAATAAACCGAGCTCTATTAGGGTGTTATACAGCCTCTATATGAGCTATAAAGTTTTACCCAGAGGTTTTTTTATAGTGCTTATTGTGTATAGGCTTCTATAGTTACTAAGTATTCTATAGGAGTCTATACATTTAAAGATATTTGGGCCGAAAAATAGTTACCTCCTTGTTTGATTGGCATAACAATGGTCCGTCTTTATTACATTAAGCTGCTATTGTGTATAGTGTATTAGCTACATTTAAAGATATTTAGGCCAATTTCTTCATTAGGGCTTTCTAAACTACATAGATACTAACTACTAAGTAATCATAACAATTGAATACTAATACTAGCCTTCTTATACAGTACATAACAAAGAACTTAACATTACAATCTTTGTTTTAGTTGTAATTGGTTAGTCAGTTCTAATGTTTTTAATGTTTTTTAATTAATTTTTAAAATTATACCCCCATCTATTTAACGAATAGGGTGTCGAATCAATTGAATAAACTAATTGAATGCGTTTTAAAAGTAAAAACAAGATTAACAAATCTGAAATTAAGAACGATAAACAAAAAGAACGATAAACACGTCCAATAGGGGGGAGGGGGTAGGCGAAAAATACCCCCCCCTCTGCAT